TGACAAGGACGGTAACTGTATTGGCGGTACAGCATTCATTTACATGGGAACATTAGTTAACCCTAATGGACTATTACCTTATGTTATGAATCGTGCTGACTTTAAATCTAAACGTTACTCAGCTATTGTAAACGCACCTGAACGTCCTGAACTTTGGGAAGAGTACGAACGTATTTATCGTGATTTAGATAATGAAGATCGTAAGGACGAAGCGGAACAATACTATTTTGATAATCAAGAAGAAATGGATAAAGGCGTAGAAGTTTTATGGAACGATAGAATGCCATATTACAAGCTGATTCAGGAAAAAGTAAACGTAGGTACAAGGGCTTTCAACTCAGAGTATCTTAACATTCCATACAGTGACGAGGACGCTATCTTTAAACAAGATGCTTTCACATGGTATGACGATAAGGACTTATATGATGAACAAGGTCGAATGATTCCACTTGACTTATACGGATTTTGGGACATTGCCATCACTGGTAAAGGAGACTATAACGCTATAGTTACTTTAGGTCGTGATAGACGGACAGGCGTATTTTACGTTATCGACGCATGGGCTGGTAAAGTCAACATGCATGAGGCGTTAAGAATCTGTGAACAGAAAATACTAGAATATGAACATCATACTTTTGGAGTCGAGACTATACAAGCACAATGGAGTATGTTCCAACAGTTACGTGTAAATCTGTCAAAGAAGAACTATTTCAAGACAAGATTAAAACAGTATAACCCTCGTACTAAGAAAGAGATTCGTATTGAGGCATTAGAACCGCTAGTAGAAGCTGGACAGATTAGATTCAAAAGGCAACATAGATTACTAATTGAAATGCTAGAACTATTCCCACAGCATGAACACGATGACTTACCTGATGCTATCGCATCTTGTGTAGAAGTAGCTGGGAATCATAGAAAAAGAATGTTTCAAAATAAACCTAAGGGCTGGTGATTATTCACCGCCCTTTTTTAATTTAAGGAGGAAAAGGAATGGACTTGAAAGATTTATTTGTCAAGGGTGAATACTTCCCACTAACTGACCATGAAGACCGTATTGTTCGATATATCCGAAATGATAAGTTAGCTAAGGGTGACCACGCTGACGTATTTAGAAGTACAGCAGAAAAGCATGAGTTCTATATTGGTTCTAACTTTGCAGGACTAATTACACGTAAATCAAGTGACTTCTTATTCGGTGAAGTTCCAGTGATCTCAAGTGGTAAAGATAATAAATCAAAGGAACAAGAGACACTTGACCGTATCACACAGTTAAACTCTATGAATCGCTTAAACTATCAGCAAGCATTGACTTGTTCTATTATGGGAGATTCATTTTACAAGGTTCGTTTTGGACAAGAGTATGCTGGGGCATTTCCTGAATCATACGACCCTAAACGTATTATTGTTGAGGCTGTAGACCCTAAGAAAGTATATCCGCAAACATCACCATTCGATAAGTCGAAAATCGTTGCTTATCATATTGCTGAGGCGGTTCAGGACGGAACTAGTGACGACTGGACGTTGTACGTGGAAAGTCACTATGCAGGAAAGATCGTTTACCGTCAATTTGAATTAGATGTATTCCGCACAGACCGTTTCGGTAACGTTGAGTTATTCAAAATAGGGAATGAATTACCGGAGGGATATGAAGAAGAAAAGACCGGAGTTCCTGTTCCTTTAGTAGTTCATATTGCGAACTATAATGACGGTATCGACTGGAAAGGTCAAGATGATATTTCTGAACATCTATCATTATTTGACGAGATTAATAACCGCTTATCTCAAATCGGTTCTATCTTAGACAAACATGCTGACCCACCAATTGCCGTTCCTACTGGACTATTACAGGACGACGGTGAAGGCGGTACTTACTTCCAAGTAGCTATGAATAAAGTATTTGAGGTAATGGGTAAAGATGATATTGTACCGCAATACATTTCAAACTCAAACCCACAATTAGACCAGGCATTTAAAGAACTAGAAATGTTATTAGAGTTTCTATTAAGTGCTACTGAGATTCCAGCTGTAGCTATTGGACTGAAAGACTCAGGTACTAGTGGTAACTCAGGACTTTCTATTAAATGGAGAATGAACTCATTACTGGCTAAGATTAACCGTAAACGTCAATTCTTTGAAGACGGTCTTAAACGTGTCTACATGATAGCACAGATGTTAGAACAGTATGCTGACCCTTCTGTAGCTAAACACGAAATCGTAGTTCCTACAATCAAATTTAATGATGGATTACCGCAAGATGATACTGAAATTGCAAACCGTATGGCTATTCGTACAAACGGCACTCAGACATTATCACAGAAGACAGCGTTAATGATTATGGACGGTTTAAGTGAAGAAGAAGCACAAGCGGAAATTGACCGTATCAATGAAGAGAAGGAAACAGCAATGAGTATGGTTGCTGAACCTTCTATTTTCAATGAAGAGGACAATACTGACGTTAGTACTAATACTGACACTGAAACTGACACTGAAACTGAACCTAAAGAAGATACTAAGAAGGAGGAAAAAGAATAATGGCACTTACTGAATTACAAAAGAAAGCGGTACTTATTCAGATTGAACACCCTGAAATTTCTCAGCAAGCACTAGCTGAGGAATTAGGGGTACACCGTAATACTATTGGTAACTGGAATCGTAACAAAGAGTACATCGAATATAAAAATGATTTAGCAATGGACGTACACAAATCGTTCCTAGCGGATACTCTTAAAATCTTACGTACTAAAACGTTAGACCCACATGCACGAGGTCATTCACGTTACTTAGAAATGGCATTGAAAACTTACGGTGTACTTACTGAGAAATCAGAACAAACGGTAACTGTTAAGGAAGAAAAATCAGAGAAAGATTTACTTGCTGAACTAATGGAGGACTAGAAAGGTGTGAGGTAAATGAACGAGTTTGAACAAGTACCTGAAACGTATGAGGCTGAGAATGAAGAGTTTGACGCCTTATATGTTATGGCATGGTTAATGGTTATTCAGGCATTGATGAAACTATTACGTTTGCCTCAGGCTACTACTAGTACACAAATGCTTCAAATGGAAAGACAAGTAAACACTGAGGTAAAAGCTATATTTACTAACCTTGAACGTAAGGCGGTAAATATGGCAACTACCAAAGTAACTGAGGCTTATATGGAAGGTGTCTCTTATTCTCGTACAGCGAAAGCACAGGAAAGTAAATTGGTTGAGGTTAAGGGTAAGGACTTAAATGATAGTCATAAGCAAAGGCTAAATAAGATGATTAGTCAAACACAAGATGATTTATTAAAAGCCACTCATAACACTCAAAACAATATTAAACAATTAGTTAGAACTGTGGTTTCTAAAGAGATCAGTGGGACAGGATATGGCGGTAAGATTGGTAAGCAAAAACACATGGCAGCTAGAATTGAAAAACAATTAAGAAAACAATTTCTAGACAACGGAATTAAGGACTGTGACGTTGCTATCATCGACAAAGCTAAAAGAAAATGGAAACTCAAAACTTATTCTTCAATGGTCACTCGTACAAAAATGAATGATGCGTATATAAGTGCTATTCGTGAAGAGGCATTACATGACGGTTCTGACCTAGCTATTATTTCTACTAAACCTGATACGGCTGACGAATGTAAGAATTATGAAGGTATGGTTATTTCATTAAATGGCTTAACGGCTGGTTATCTTACTTATGAAGAAATCAAAAAGTCGAAGGCTTGCTTCCATCCAAATTGTGGTCATTTTGTACGACCTATTGGCGGTATTGATTGGATACCAAAGAATCTACTTATTATTCACGAGAAACAAATGAGTAAGTATAGGGGTAAATAGTTTCTAATCGGCTTAAAATTAACCTTATTTTACGATATATGAAAAAAGTTTTTAAATTCACCTGTAAAAAGTGGGTGTTTTAAGAACATGTATATTAGAAAGAACAATAAGGCGGTCACGATAATTCGTGGTCGCTTTTTCTATTGGGGTGTAACTCAGTTGGTAGAGTAACTGGCTGTTAACCAGTAAGTCGTAGGTTCAAGTCCTACCATCCCAGCCAATGGAGAGTAGCTTAACGGTAAAGCGGTGTCTTGATAAGGCAAGGAGTGTAGGTTCAAATCCTACCTTTCCAACCAAAACGGAAAGTTGTCAGAGTGGCTTATTGTGATTGGTTGCTAACCAATTAGGGCGATTTAAAAACCCTCACAGGTTCGAATCCTGTACTTTCCTCCAATTTGGGGTATTCGTATAACGGCTTATTATGACTGGCTTCCAACCAGTAGACAAGGGTTCGATTCCCTTATGCCCCTCCAATTCTAAGTTTTTAGTGTAGTGGTAACACGTCAGTCTCCAAAACTGAAATCGTGGGTTCGATTCCTACATGACTTGCCAACTTAAATTACATGAACCTTACTAGCCTCTTAACAATGCTGACTACGTGAGGTCTTACTACCTATAAAAATACTTCTCGTGGCGTTGCACGGTAAAAACGAATGGAAGGGGAAAACGCATTATGACAGTACCAACAACAGAACCAACAGCACCAACTACTGAACCAGTGGTAGAACCGACAACTACACCTGAACCAGTTAAAGATCAAATGATTCCTAAAACTCGCTTTGATGAAGTCAACGCTAAGTACAAAGAAATGCTTTCTAAAATGGATGCAATTGAAAAGGCTGAGGCTGAACGTAAAAAAGAAGCTGAGTTGAAAGAACTTGAAGCAAAGAAAGAACAAGGGAAATTTGAAGAGTTATATCTCAATTCTCAAAAGGAATTAGAGACTTTGAAATTATCACAATCTCGTGCTACTGAACTAGAAACAGTTATCAATGGCATGGTTGAAACTAAATTAAAAGCTGTACCTGAGGAAATGAAAGACTTAATCCCAGCTAACTTAACTGCTGAGGCTACTTTAGATTGGTTGAACAAAGCTGAATCAAAAGGACTTTTCGGTAAAGCGGAAGTTAAAGAAATCGGCAAGCCTTCAAACAAATCTACTGAAACGCCAAAAGTAGACAAAGCAAATCTTTCTCCTTTAGACAAGATTCTTGCTGGATTAGGAAAATAGTAATTTGCCTTAGGGCAAGACAAATATCGCATATTATGGAGGGAAATAAATTATGGCATTAACTTTAGTCGATGCACAGGTAATCTCAAAAGATGTATTACAAGCTGGCATCATCGAAACAATTGTTAAAGAAAGTTCTGTACTAGCTGTACTACCTTTCCAAACAATCGAGGGTAACGCATATTCTTACAATGTTGAGAAGGCACTTCCAACAGTAGCATTCCGTGGAGTTAACGAAGCATACACTTCTAGCGAAGCACAATTTGAAACTCGTTCTGAGAATCTAGTGATCTTAGGTGGAGACGTTGAGTTAGACCGCTTCATTATCCAAACTCTATCAAACGTTAACGACCAAATGGCTGTACAAATTATGGAGAAAGCAAAAGCTGTAGCTAATACTTTCAGTAAAACATTCTTCAAAGGAAACAAAGCAACAAACGTTAAAGAGTTTGACGGCTTAGATGTTCGTATTGCTGGTACTGGTCAAGAGATTGACGGTAAAGGTAAATCTACTGAGGACAAAGAAGTTCTTGCAATTCTTAACGAATTACTAGATACAGTTCGTGGTGGGGCTGACGCTTTATTCTTAAATAAACGTGTTCGTCGTCGTATCTTAGCTGTATTACAAAACTCTAATCACTACATTGAACAAGGTTCTGACGCTTTCGGACGTCCTGTTTCTATGTACGGTGGAGTACCATTAATGGTAGTTGAAAACGAAATCTTAGGAGACACAGACATCTATGCTGTTAAGTTTGGTGCTTACACGCATGTTGCTGGTTTAACTAATGGTGGAGTTCAAGTACGTCGCTTAGGTGAGACTTCTGCAAAAGCTGTAGAAATTACTCGTATTGAGTTCTTCTGTGGATTAGCACAATTCAACCCTTACAGTTCTGCTAGACTTAAAAACTTTGGCGTAGCGACTGCTTAATAATCTGAGGTAAGGGTATCCCCCTTGCCTCCTTTTTTTTATTTATCTAAGGAGGGAAATATATAAATGGCAAAAGTAGAAATGCACGTACCAAACAAATCTTATGACGGTTACTACGGTGGAGTTCGATTTACTAAGGGCGTTGGTGTCTTTGAAGATGTTGAATTTGCTAAAGACCTAGCTAAACGTTACGGATATGAAATTGTTGAAATTAAGGAAGATAAGGAAGTAGAGGAAGTTGTTGAGGTAGCTGAGGAAAAACCAGCTAAACCAAAACGTACTCGTAAGAAAGCTGAACCAAAGGCTGGTGAGTAATTATGGAACTATTGGAAGTTCAATCTTTCATAGATAATAACATCTTCTATCGTGAGAAGTGGGATGAAGTACCTGAGGATAGAATCAAGCAAGTTATTATTAACAACGCTGAGATTCTATTAAAGCGTGAACTACCACATCACTTTAATGATCTTAGCCCTGTTCCTGTAGATGTACTAGTGGAACAATGCTTACACATTTTAGAAAGGGACGATTCACATAGACGTGCGGAAATGGGAGTTTCGTACTTTATGGCGAGTGGTCTTTATTTGTCATTTGACAAGAACTTTAAAGACTGGACTATTGCCCCAGCTATTCTTAAAGCCTACCCACGTCGGAAGGCTGGACGTTATGTGTATAGCAGACCTGACACGTTTAGGAGGTACTAAAAATGATTCCTTTAAATCAGAAGGTCAAAGTTATTTTTGCAGATTCTTTAAATGATGAATGGGGTATACCTGTAAAAACCCCTAACACCATGACCTATAAGGTAAGGCTGGATTTCAACGCTGACGCACGTATTTTAGAAGGGGCTGACGGTAAGAACATTATCTATTCAGCAACTCTCTATTTTAAGGGTGCTGTCCCTATCAGCTATAAAGATTTCATAGAGTATGACAGTGGTATCAATGGCTTAGTTACTGAGAATCCGAGGGTTATATTCCCCATTGTAGATTTAGCTGGAAAGGTCATTTTCACTAAGGTAATTGTGTAATGGCTAGAGTTAAGATCACTGGATTCAATAAGAACATGAAGAAAATTGAGAAGGCGGTTTTTAACGCCTCTACTAAAACTATGAAAATGGCAATGAAAGACCTAGAACGAGTTGCTAGTGAAACAGCACCGTATGAAGAAGGTGACCTTGAAATGGGTGGCTTTCACGATGTTGATGTTAACGGCAAGGAGATTACAGGTTGGGTAGGCTTTGAAGCGTGGAACGATAGCCCTAATAGAAGTTACGATTTCAACTACGCTATTTGGATTCATGAAGAAACCTATAACTTAGGTGACGGTTCGAAACAAAAAGGTGGGGGAAGTGGTATGAGTGGTGCAAGTTATCCTGTCGGTAACAAGTACTTAACACGACCACATGAAGGTGAAGCACCTACTTATCGTAACAAGATAGAAGAAGAAGTTAAAAAATCATTAAGGTAATTGGTGGTGTATTAATGGTATCGCTTATTGATGTAGTCAGGTTCTTACGAACTGAGTTTCCTAAGCTGAATATCTACCCTTTAGAATACCCTCTTAACGCACCTATCAATTCAAATAGAGTTGATATTCAAGCGAACGTAGAGGCAAAGGCTGGTATCTATCCTTTAAATGTACAAATCAAAGTTAAGGACGACCACCCTTCTAAGGCTGAGGCTACTAGCTATGAGTTTAGAAAACTATTAGAAAACAAAACAGATTTTGTTATTGGTGACGTACAGATTGTAATGGTGAAGTCCCAAAACCCTGTACCTTTGTACATCGGTAAGGACAATAGCGGAGGCTATCTGTACAGCAATAACTTTAGATTCATGATAAATGAGGGGGCATAACAAACATGGCAACAGGACAAAAAATTGCTGGTGTTGACATTATCGTTAAAGTCGGTTCTCCTGCTATCGCTATCGGTGGACAGTCAGGCTGTACTATTAACCGTTCAATGAACGTAATTGAAACAACAGATAAAACAAGTAACGGATGGGTTACTAAGATCGGTGGAATTAAAGAGTGGTCTACTGAGTTAGATTCATTCATGGTAGTTGGCGACGCTGGTTATAAAGCGTTAAGCGACGCATTTAAAAATCGTACTGAAATTGATGTAGAGGTTGCTATTGGTGGTATCACTTTCAAAGGTAAAGCATTACTTTCTGACTTCCCTATTGAAGCACCACAGGACGACGCTGTTACATTCTCTATCACTTTAGAAGGTACTGGCGAGTTAGTAGAAACAACAGAAGTAGCTTAATAAATTAACTAAATTTAGCTTACACACTTAACTTAAAACAATCAAGGAGGAATTTGCACTATGGCAAACACTGAAAGAGGACAAGCAAAAATTACTTTAGACAAGGAACGTACAATCTTATTTACACTGAATACTCTTATTGAGGTAGAGGACGCATTAGGACATTCATTAGCTGAACTAGGTGACAAAATCACGGTTCGTGCTATGAGAACAATGTTAACTGCTGGCTTACGTCATGAAGACCCTGAAATTACTGAGACTTTCGTTGGTAGCCTAATCACTATGGATAACATGGGTGAGGTACAGGACGCACTAGGAAAGGCTATGGGTGGTTCAGTAAAAAACTAGATTGGAAGGAAATTAAAGAGTATGGGTACGGTCTGTTGGGGCTGTTACCTGACCAACTCTTTAACTTAACCCTTCCTGAATTTACTGACATGGTTAGTGCTAAGTTGTATTTTAAGTCACTAGATGGTGATACTGAAATGCAACGTACAGCATGGCAAACGTCATTACTTATGAGTGCTACTGGCAACTATGGTAAGAAAGGCGTTGACCCTAAGAAGTTGTATAAACCTCAATTCGATGAAATGGGACAACCTATTAAATCCACTGAGGGACATGGTGCATTTACACCAATTGATAAACAAGAAAAAGATAAGAAGCTGAATGAGTTAATGGCAAAATTTAATAACAGGTAATAAAGGGGGGGTAACTAAAGTTTAATACTAGACTTTGGTTACTCTCTTTTTTCTGTATAAGGAAGGTGAGAAAATGGCTTCAAATTTAGCTGATATTTTAGTAACCCTTACGCTAGACACTTCTGAGTTTTCTAGTAAGCTACGTGAAGTAGGTCAGGAATTAAATAACTTTCGTAACCATGTGAACCAAGTAACAACTAACATGGAGAACGATTTTACAAATAGCATGGCAAACATGGGTAACTCAATGGATAGCTTATCACAAGCTACTCAGACAACTAGTAAC